AGCATCGTGGCAAACTCGCTTGCCGTACCCCTGGTAGTTTTACGCCATTCCCTGAACTGTGTTCTGAATGCCGAAGCCGCGTTTTTCTTCCCGGCTTTCCGCATGCCTGCACACCAGAATATTTCCTCGAATGCCTTGTCGGTTTCTTCGTGACGGTCAGGTGATTTTTCACACTCCGTCCGAACACTTTCGGACATAGTGTTTTTATTATTTCTTTTTTCTTTTGTAATAGTTTCTTTTGTGTGTCCCTGTTTTGGTGACAGCGCTGTCACCGTTTTGGTGACACTTTTTGTCACCAATGCAGTGACATTATCACCAGAGTAGTGACACCCTTCGATTTGCCATTCCTCGATGTTCTTGTTAGGCCCGATTTGCTGGCCTTCGCGAAGGATAACCTTCATCGCGATAAGCTCATTCTTGGCCTTGTTTACCTTCTGTCTTGGCAGCCTGGTAATTTGAGCTAACTGACTATCAGAGATGCGATCCATCTTTTTACCGTAGCCGTATGTTTTACGGCATATGGCGTGGGCAACCTTGCTCTGATTTTTCGTTAAATCTGCGCCGATAAGCTCTTCATACAGGGCATTTGCAAGACGGGTATAACCATCTTCAACTTCTGCCACACGACGCTCCACAGGCCGTTGTGAAGGCCTTAAATGTGTTACGGTTGCAAGATTACTCATGACCTTTCTCCTTCTGCATCAGCTTCACTTTTTCCAACTCAGCCCGGAATCGACCAGGCTGCTTGAAGCTGGACAGGAAGCGATCACGTAGTATGTGTTTGTGAATTTTGTCCTGGTAAGGACTGAGTTGTTTTGTCATAATGACTCCTGTGGATTGATCCAGTCTTTCTACATCAGGCCTCGAAGAATTCGCCGTTCTTCGGGGCTTTTTCTTTTGTCAGCATTCTGGCTACTTGCTTAGCCAGTTCCGCCAACTCCTCGTCTTCAACACCCCATTCCAGCACAGCCAGAAGCATGGCCATCTTTGGGATAAAGCTGTCTTTCCATCGCGAAATTTGCGATTCATTAATCCCTAACGCGTCGGCAACCTTTCGCTGACCACGTACAGCAATTCGATTCAGGATGTTAAGCAACGCACTCTCGATTCGTAGAGCCTCGTTGCGTTTGTTTGCACGAACCATATGTAAGTATTTCCTTAACAAATAAGAAGTTATGCGCATCAACTTATGCGCGTTGTATTCCCGCATTTCGGCGGGAATGAGGACCATGACTGTTAAAGAGCGGTGTTACTATTTGTTTTTCTTGTTGCTTGGGAAAGGACGAACTTCCTCTCCAATCACACTGCCATCAGGCTTTACCGTAACCATAATGTTACGGCCTGCCAGAATGGCCTTGCTGATAGCGCACTGGATTACACCAAAGTCACTGGCTGCTTTAGCCTGTCCATGGATTTTGGCGTAATCGGCAAGTGTCATTCGAATCATATGCACTCTCCGTTATTAACCATGAACAAAGAATACTACAGGTATTCAAAGCAATCAATACTCAGGGTATTTTTAGTTTAAGTACCTTAGCTATTAGAATTAAGCTATGGAAAATAAAAAATCACTGACGACAGAACAGCTCGAAGACGCTAAGCGGCTTAAGGCTTTGTATGAGTCAAAAAAGAAAGAATTGGGAATAACCCAATACTCAATCGCTGATGAACTGGGTATCACCCAAGGAGCGGTAGGGCATTATCTTAATGGCAGAAACGCGCTAAACGTTGAGGTCGCATCTGGTTTTGCACGATTGTTGCAAGTCTCAATTGCTGATTTTAGCCAGTCAATTGCTGCCAAGGTTGCAGAACAGGCAGAAAGCCTTAAGAGCGATGCCAACGTAAGGTATGCAGGGGAATACAGAGCAGGAAAGAGGTATCCGGTGTTAAGCAGTATCCAGGCTGGCTCGTGGTGTGAAGCATGCGAACCATACACCATTAAAGACATAGATGTTTGGCTTGAGTCTGACGCGCATATTCAAGGTAATGCGTTCTGGCTTAAAGTAGAAGGTGATTCAATGACGGCACCGGTTGGGTTAAGCATTCCAGAGGGAACATTCGTTCTTTTCGATACCGGAAGGGAGGCGATCAACGGCAGCTTGGTCATAGCAAAACTTTCTGACTCTAACGAAGCAACATTCAAGAAGCTGATAATCGACGGCGGAAATAAATACCTCAAGGGACTTAATCCTGCATGGCCTCTCGTGCCAATCAATGGAAACTGCAAGATTATAGGCGTTGCAATTGAGACAAAACTAAGGCTGGTTTGATCACGCAAGGGGCGCTTATGGTTGGAACCGCTATAGCAAGCTTTTTTGGGATGTTGGCAATCTCGACAATTTACGGCTTAGCGCATGCTGTTATTGCGAAATCTCTATCAGAAAAAATAAGCCAGGCTTGGGCGCATAGATCAGCTCGTTTCATGATTCTGGTGATCATAGCAATACAAGGGATATCTGCATTTATCCTCTATGGATCAAGCTTATACCTATTGTATCAAGGCGCGACATTTACGCCTTACACCAGTGATTACGGAACTCTATACGATGGTAGTGAAGACATCACTGTGGCTTGGATCGTCTTTGGTTTATCTATGGCCGTGTCTGTTGTAGCAGACATCATTAAGGTAATTCTCGTCTTAACCTTCGCTGACTAACCTATAATCCCGGCAGCAATAGCTATCGGGATCCACTTCACATATCCCGCATAAAAAGCACTGAACAAGCAGACACCGAAAAAATAAATATCCTTTGTATTCATTTGCTTATCATTATTTCATCAAAAACAAATACCTTGGGTATTTACACAATAAAATACCTACAGTATTCTTTAGCCATCAGCAGGACGCTGGCAGCCAAACGGAACAGATTGGCAGGCTCTTTAACATTGATGGGATTGTCCCGCCGAAATGCGGGAACCAAAGAGTAGTTGGCTTTGGGGTGTGGTGAAGGGTTCATGGACGGGAATATGTCGCACGTAAAGCGGCGAGGCCTGCGGGACTATTCCCGAATTGAAGTCGGACGAAGCGGGTCGAAATGGGTCTCCCACCTACCACACCACCAAAGCTAATCATCTGAGGAACAGAAAATGTTAGACATCATGACCAACCCAATTCTCGGTGGTTTAGTTACCACATTCGCCATCTGCTTCGGTTTCACTATCTGGTCTGAAGTAGATGACTGGATGTGGGAACGCAAAAACAAATAATCATCGACACACAAGGATGTGTACCTTCCCGGAGGTCAACATGACAGTAGTCATTACATATCTGGCTGACGATAACGCCAGAAATCGCCGCAGAGCACGCAGACAGGCTCAACGTGAACAGGCAATGCAAGAGCAGCGACTGGCGCGAAAAATTGCGCTAAAGCTCTCTGGTTGCGTCAGAGCAGATAAAGCAGCATCACTCGGAAGCCTTCGCTGCAAGAAGGCAGAAGAAGTTGAGCGTAAACAGAATCGTATTTACTACCGCAAGCCACGCAGTGAAATGGGTGTGACTTGTGTTGGTCGCCAGAAAATGAAATTAGGCAGCAAACCACTTATTTGAGGTGAGATATGGAATTTCATGAAAGTGCGATTTGTGATTTTCGCGCTAACGCAAATTCAGTAAAACCACAGCCAATTGCAGTTCTTTTTAAAACAATGGGTGCGTGGGCTGTTTTATGCTTCGCCTCTGATGACACTGACGCAAGAATGGCAATAGGCCAAGAGATGGAGATGGACCCGACAAACGATGAATTCATAATTTATGGCGCTCCATCTAATTACTTACTTGATACCTGCAACATTTACAACAAGGCTGCCTGATGGTGGCCTTTATTTTTGGCGTAAACAACAGAGGCTAACATGGAATTTAAAGGTACTGAAGGTAAGTGGGAAATAATGATGGATGGCGATGAGATTAAAATCATCCAGGCAGACTCACTTGAAAATGGCGCAGGATGGCGTTCGTATATTGCAATCTGTGAGGAAGTTCAATGCATTGAAGATGCCAATCTAATAGCGGCAGCACCTGACCTTCTCGAAGCACTTCAGTTATTACTTAAGCAAACCAAAAATAGAACAACGACAACATATCCAGAATGGTATGGAGCTGTTAATAAAGGTCTCGCAGCAATAAGAAAAGCTCTTGGGGATAAGTAATGAAAGTAAAAATAACTGCTTCTAATACCAGTTTTGTTAGTGTTGGTGATATTACAGAAGTAATAACAAACCATGATGGAACACAAGTTATGTGGTCTGATTTTTGTAAAAGATATGAGCGAGTCACTTGGTGTAAACTCGTATGGGGCGTCGAATACGAAGAATTACCTGAAATGCATGACGAATAAGCACTGTGTATTCATTCCAACGAGTGAATACACGGAGCAATGTCGCTCGTAACTAAACAGGAGCCGACTTGTTCTGATTATTGGAAATCTTCTTTGCCCTCCAGTGTGAGGGCCTTTTTATATGCATACCAATAACGCTTCACTCGAGGCGTTTTCGTTATGCAATCAAACAGAAGGAGCATCCTATGCAACAGTTCGCTATTGCAGGGGCGGCATCGGTTCGCCCTTTCAACCCGATTTTATCGGTACAGCATTCACGAAAAAATATTTTAACCGGAGCAGACTTTAAACAACCAAGAATGAAAAGTTTGCTCGAAAAGCTTTGGGATATTTTGAAACAACAAGGCCGTCCATGAGTTTTACAGATAACTGGTCAGACGAAGAATTCATTCGTCATATGAAAGAATTAATCGGTAACGAAGGAGATATTCATGTCACTTGCAACCACAGTGAAGGAGAGTAAGTTACAGAGACGCATGTACACGCAGAAAGCTCTCTGGTATCGCCATAATGGCGACCGCGAAGGAATGCGGGTATGCCTTAATTTGTCCCGAGTCGAAGTATTAAATCAGCGTTATTTCCTTGGGCCGTGTCCATTCTGAGGTGAATTATGGATTTGAATAAATTCGATGAGCCATTCAGCCCTGAAGATATCGAATGGCGAATACAGCAAAGCGGTAAAACACGCGATGGAAAGGTGTGGGCTATGGTGCTGGCTTATGTCACGAACAGGGCAATCATGAAACGCCTGGACGATGTTTGCGGCAAAGCAGGATGGCGCAATGAATACCGCGATATTCCCAACAACGGAGGCGTTGAATGCGGCATATCAATCAGGATTGATTCCGAATGGGTAACCAAATGGGATGCTGCTGAAAACACGCAGGTAGAAGCCGTAAAAGGTGGTCGTTCCGGTGCAATGAAGCGCGCTGCCGTTCAGTGGGGAATCGGTCGGTATCTGTATAACCTTGAGGAAGGTTTTGCACAAACATCTCTCGATAAAAAGCAGGGATGGCACAGGGCAAAACTCAAGGATGGAACAGGATTTTACTGGCTCCCTCCATCGCTGCCGGGATGGGCAATCCCAGCATCAGATAACAAACCATCACCAGAAAATACCAACCAGAAATCTCCATCGGTTGACTGCGAACAAATCCTGAAAGACTTCAGCGATTATGCGTCAACAGAAACTGACAAGAAAAAACTCATCGAGCGTTATCAGCGTGACTGGCAATTAATGGCTGGCAACGAGGAGGCGCAGGCTAAATGCGTTCAGGTAATGAACATCAGAGTTAACGAACTAAAACAGGCGGCATAAATGGCAAGCAGAGGCGTAAATAAGGTGATCATTATTGGTCGCCTTGGGCATGATCCAGAAATCAGATATTCACCATCAGGAACGGCATTTGCAAACCTTACCGTTGCTACGTCAGAACAATGGCGTGATAAGAAAACTGGAGAGCAAAAGGAGCAGACGGAGTGGCACCGCGTGGTAATGAGCGGGAAACTGGCAGAAATTGCCAGCGAATATCTGCGAAAAGGCTCTGAGGTTTATCTTGAAGGCAAATTGCGGACAAGAAAATGGCAGGATCAAAGCGGACAGGATCGGTTCACTACCGAAGTCATCGTGGGCGTTGGTGGAACCATGCAAATGCTTGGTGGCAAGCAAGGAGGCAATGAACAGTCTTCACCTCAGCGAAATAATGGTCAGCAACAAAGACAGCAACCTCAGCAGCAGGGAAATCACAGCGAACCACCTATGGATTTTGACGACGATATCCCCTTTGCACCAGTAACTCTCCCCTTCCCTCGTCACGCTATTCACGCAATTTAAGGACTTACATGAATCACTTGATGGTTGACCTTGAAACAATGGGCAACGGGCCATACGCGCCAGTTATTTCTATTGGGGCGGTATTCTTTGACCCGAATACCGGAGAAACAGGAGAAGAGTTCTCGGTAAATATCTCGCTTGAGTCATCAATGCGATATCGGGCGCGTCCTGACGCTTCAACGATTTTATGGTGGCTGGAACAGAGTGAAGAAGCCAGAAAATCGCTAACCAGCAACACTCAGGAGCTTTCAACGGCTCTTTCATGGTTATCTGAATTCATCATAAAGAACGCTAACCACAAATTCGTTCAGGTTTGGGGGAATGGAGCATCATTTGACTGCGTTATTCTCCGAAACAGTTATTCGCTGACAGGGCAGCCAGTTCCATGGCAGTGGTGGAATGACCGCGACGTAAGAACAATCGTCGAGCTTGGAAAGGTAATAGGATTCGACCCTAAGCGAGATATGCCATTCAAAGGAACTCGCCACAACGCTCTTGATGATGCCATTCACCAAGCCAAATACGTTTCAGCGATCTGGAAAAAGTTAGCTAAATAATCAACAGGAGAAAACCATGCCAGCGCCTCTGTATGGTGCGGATGACCCGCGCCGCTGTTCCGGCAATTCCGTATCGGAGGTGCTGGATAAATTCAGAAAAAACTACGATCGGATAATGTCGCTACCGCAGGAAACGAAAGAGGAAAAGGAATTTCGCCACTGTATATGGCTTGCAGAGAAAGAAGAACGCGAGCGAATTTACCAGACATCAATCCGACCATTCCGCAAAGCCACATATACCCACTTCCCTGAATATATCGACCCGCGCCTGCGTAATTACCGCTCACGCTATGGCACTATCAGTAATGACTGAGGAATTAACAATGAAAACAATGAAGCTAAACATCGACCTCGGAAAATACGTTATTACCGGAACAAAACACGATCTGATTCTTAGCGAAAGAGGAATTATCAAAGAAGGCGAGAATGCAGGGAAAGAAACACTAAGCCGTATCGGTTATTACAGCAAGTTTGAGCATCTGGTTAAAGAGTTATGCAACCGTGAAATCCTGTTATCTCAGGCGCAGACGCTACAGGATATTCAGCAACATATCGAGACTTTAGGTGTGTCACTTAGCATGGCTATTGACCAGTTCGTGGAGAGTAAATCATGAGAGGGCTTGCATACAATCCCGGCATTCTTCCGGCAGAAATGATTATTCGCCAACGCGTAAAGCCAATGCCATCGAGAGAGGAATTGCTCAAGAGAAATTCTTTTCCATCAGTAAATCAAAACAAATATCTGAATGCGATGTGGCGGAGTGGGAAGAAATGAAACAAATGTCACTAATTGAGATGGATGGTTTTCTGAAAGGTAAATGCATCCCACGAGATTTAAAGGTTAACGAAACAAACGCTGAATATCTGGTGCGTAAATTTGCTGAATCAGAGGCCAAGTGCGCGGCACTGGCAGCGGAGAATGCGGGGCTGAAGTCTGGCGCTATGGACGAAATCAAGGTTATCAACCGTGGAGGGCAGGCATATTGCGTAAAAGATGGAGTGCAAGTTAATCCCATGTATGCAAGAGGGTGGAATGACTATCGCGCAAAGTATATACAATCAGACACCCCAGCCACCGATGCTTTCCTGACTGAAATTGAACGCAAAGCAATCCGAAAGTTCATTAACAGCATTGAGCACATCCTGCGTGACAAGCTGTCTCCGTATGACACCGAAGAGATGCTTGAGGCTATGCGTATTTTTCTGGAAGAACAGGAAGGTGAGCAAAAATGACGATCACAAAACAACGTGTAGAAGAAATCATATCCCGTATTGAAATGTATGGGCATGGTGCCGGGTATACCGCTGATGAGGTTTATGACCTTGCTGTACTGGCGCTGAATTTATCAAATATCGCAAAACTCAAGCGATACGAGCTTGATATGGATGGTTGTGACTCGTTCGGTCAGGATTGTGGCGCTGACATGACTGAAGATTCTGATGGCGATTATGTCCTGTTTGATGACGTAGTTAAGTTGTTTGAGTTTGATACATTCGAAAGCCCAGCAAAGGAGGCAACCAGTGAGCAAGATTGATTATCAGGCACTGCGTGAGTTAGCAAAACAGGCAACACAAGGAGAATGGGTTGCATTTATTTCGACGGGTACTGGTACGTATGCGGTGCATACGCCCGGTGATAAACGATGTGAAGACGTTATCAAATGGACCGGCTTTGATGGACAGAAAAATGCAGAGAACAACGCTCGTTATATCGCAGCTTTCAACCCAGAAGTAGTGCAGGCGTTGCTGGACGAGCTGGAAGGCAAAGACAAACTGATTGCCGAGCTTGGAAAACAATGCGCCGAATGGGAGCGAAAAGCATTAAGTAACTTTGAAGAGTGTGCTGCGATGGCTGAACGTATCGAAGAGATGCAGACAAAATCTGCACCAGATTCGTTTGGCATCATCGGTGAAAATATTCGAACACAGGATAATCGAATAGCATCAGACCCTATGTTTTGTGTGTATCAAAAGCGCGAAATCGTTGTTGATGCTGATTATGACTATGACCGGATTGTCTGGGTTGATGAAGATGGCAATGAAGCCAATAAACGCCAAAGTCGTCGTCTCGAACTACTTCATGAAAACTTTCGGGAGCCACCAGAAAAATGGCGGCGCGTTGCTGTGAAAGATATTGATGAATTCGTGACCTGCTGTTTCACCGAGCAGGGTTGTAAAGACTACCTGGCAGCCAATGGTCACAATCTTCGCTTGCCTTTTATATATGTAAAAAGCGGTTTCAGAAACGCTGAATATATCGGCATCAGAAACTGGCTTGCTGGCATTCGCATCAAAGGAGAGTGATATGGCTATCGCTGCAAGTTACACCATGCATCTCTATTGTGACTGCCTCCAGTGTACAGATGGCAAATATAAGTCGCCAGACTTCGGTGAGTATATAGGTACGTCATGGGCTGGCTGTGCAAAAGAGGCGCGCAAGGATGGCTGGCGAATAAGCAAAGACAAAACACGTACTTTTGCGCCCGGGCATAAAGTTTTGAGGATTAACACATGACCACTATTACCAAAGAACGTATTGAATTGTTCATTAAAAATCCGCTTGAAAACGGGCTTGCCCGTGGCGAACAAATGGAACTGGCGCAGATTGCACTGGCCTCACTGGCAGCAGAGCCGATGGCGTGGAAATGGCGGCTTACTAGTCTTTTTGACGGTGTGCAGATTGGCCCGTGGCGGGTGTGTCTTGCGCCACTATCACCCGGCAAGGGGGATGGGTGCAAGACAGAAGCTATTCCACTTTACACCGCCCCGCCAGTACCGTTAGTACCTGCTGCATTACCTGAGAACGACGATGAGGACGGGCATGACATTGATTATCTTGAGCCATCTGAAGTTTACGCGCTTGGGCGAACATCTGGCTGGAACGCCTGCCGCGCTGCCATGCTTCATAGTGCCGAACCTGTAAGCCAAACTTACAACTTGCCACAAACGGAGTTTGAACAGGTTGCTGACCTCTACAAAATGCAATTTGATGACGGTCGCACTTGTGCCTTTCACACTGATGCGCAAAAGGCTGCTCAATGGCTTCAGACGTGCGACGGAAACAGAGTTCAGGAATACGTGAAGCTGGAACGGTTGCAGAATGCGCTGTCTGGCAACTATCCGGTAACTCCGGATGGTTGGATAAGCTGTAGTGAGCGAATGCCAGATGATGGTCAGCACGTAATTATTTTATGTGATGGCGCATTCGTTCTTTATGCGCAATATCGAGACGGTGAGTTTTTTGATGTTGTCCGCAATGGTGAGGAGTTCTTCGAAACGCAGAGCCGCAATGTAACCCACTGGATGCCGCTACCAGAACCGCCGCTCTGATAGCGAATCTTATACATATCTTTTACATCAACAATATATTGTTAATTTCCAATCAATGTTACGTTGTCATCTCACTCATGCTTTGGAGGTAGTGATATGTCTTGTCCAAAATGCGGTTCTGGAAATATTGCAAAAGAAAAAACAAGGCGTGGATGGTCTGGAGATTATGTGTGCAGTGATTGCGGATACAACAACTCTAAAGACGCATTTGGAATGCGCGGTAAAAACGAGTTTAGTAAAAATAATAAAGAACGCGGAAGCAACGAAAAAAGCTAAATTATTTATTCATATATGAAAACAATGTAACCAATATTCGAATTGAAGAACTGAAAGAACACTAAGCCGCCTGATGGCGGTTTTTTATTGGAGACAAGAAATGTCAGATTTGGCTATGAAGATTTTGAAATGGCAATCGACTGGCGATGTCGGCATCAGTAGCGCAACTCTTGCCTCAATCGCATGTGGACTGAAAAAGAATATCTATGGTCATGGCTTCGGTGCTCCACATGACGCAGCCGATTTCCGGCGATGCGTTGCACTTGTTGAGCAGATTCCAGAAATCAGAGATTCATTCGACAATGTTGCAAAGCGCGTTCCGGCATTCAAAGGCATCCTCAACGAATGGGATTCTCTCGTTGCTCTGTTGAAGTCTGAAATGAAGATACACGGAAACAAAGCACCAGAGACTTACAGAAGAATCAGCGAGCTACGCAAGGACTAACCACAGTCTCACACTCGATGAGGCCTGTTCATTTCTCAAGATATCCAGACCTACCATTGCTGCATCAATGCGGCTTTTTATTGCCTGATTTGCAGGTTCGATTCCATATTCGGAGATAGCACTCATGCAACACGAACTACAACCTGATTCACTGGTTGATTTGAAATTCATCATGGCCGATA